GACCGCCTGCGCATCGGCCCCCGCCCCGAGCGGCCCGGCATCCCCGCCACCGGCGCCTGGGACACCCTGTGCGCCTGGCACATCAACGCCGCCCAGCACTGCCCCGAAGAGAACTACGGCTACAGCCACCGCCAGTTCGTCAAGCGCCAGGGCGTGACGCGGTTTGAACTACCTGAAGACGACGAAGGAGCCTTGAAGTGAGAGACAACCCGGATGACGGCAGCGGCCTGGAGCTTTTCGGCCGCCTGCTGGTAGTGCTGGCCATCGTCGGCCTGGTCGCCATGCTGGCGCTCGCAACTTGGGGGCTGTGGGCATGGATCAAGTGACCGTACCACGCGCCACGATGCAGCAGGCGCTGGAGGCGTTGGAGGGAGGCAGGGATTCGTGGCGTTTGATCGGGCCTGCAATCGACGCCCTCCGCGCCGCGCTTGAGCAGGAGCCTCTGACCATTGAGCGCCTGCGCGATGCCCTGGTGGCGTCGCGCATCATTCCGCCCGCAGCAGTCGAAGATCCAGACGGGTACGACGATGGAGTGACGCTGTTTCGCATCGACGCGCTGCACAGCCGTCTGATGCAGACAACCCCACCCACCACGACCACCCGGCCCGAGCCGAAGTGATGACCCAAGAACTCACCCACATCGAGCACCAGATCGCCGAGCTGCAGCGCCAGGCCGAGGCGCTGCGCACCACCACGGACGACCCACAACTGCCCGCCGCCTGGCGCAAGCTGGTCAAGGGCCAGGGCTGGTATCGGTACCTGCAGCTTCCGCCCGCCCAGCACGAGCTCGCCCTGATGGACGGCTGGGAGCCCCTGCACCTGCGCCAGCACCGCATGGCGGATGCCAAGGCCCGCGCCCTGGTCCGGGCGCATCAAGGGGCGGCGCTGGTGCGGGCGGTGGAGGCGCATCATGGAATCCACTGATCGAGCCCGCTCGCGCCTGATGGAGATCGCCAGGCGGCGCGGCGAGAAGATCACCGCGCGAGATGTGGCCACCGCTCACCTGGCGATTCAGGCGATTGAGCACTTGCACGATCTTGCCGCGTTCAACCTGAACACCTACAGCGACGCGCTGCGCAGCAGCGTGCACCGCGGCGTGCAGCTCGATGCTGCGCGCGCGATGCTTGAGGAGATCAAGGAGATATTGGAATGAGCCTGCTCACTCCCGCCGAACTTGCGGCGTACCTGCGCAGCAGTGAGCGCACGGTTGCGCGTATGGTGCTGGACGGGTGTCCGTCTATCCTTGTGGGCCGGCGCCGGCGTTTTGACCTGGCCGCCGTCATGGACTGGACAGGGGAGCAGGCTTCATGCCGATCAGAAAAGACACCGATGGCCGTTGGCACGCAGAGGCTTGCGTCGGCCGTCGCCGCCTTCACCGCCGCCTCGCGCCAGGTGCAAGTGCGAGCGATGCCAAGCTCCTCGAAGCTGAGCTAGTCCGGGCGCTGCACGCCCAGGCGGTGCAGCGCCAGCCGCATCTGCCGGGCGACCCGATGCTGGCCGAGCTGATGGCCGACTACGCCACCCGCCATGCGGCCACCCTGCGCAGTGCCAGCACCGCCCGGTATCACGCCTGGCGCATCGGGCGCTGGCTTGAGGGCAAGCGCGCCTCAGAAACCCGCCAGGTGGCTGCGGCCATCATCGAGGACCTGCAGGGCGTCTATGCGCCCGCCACCATCAACCGCAGTCTGGGCACGCTGAAGAAAGCGCTCAGCGATGCGTGGCAGCGCGGCCAGACTAGCGTGGACTACAGCGGCCTGGTGCGCCGCCTGGCCGAGAACAACCAGCGCACGGTGTACCTCAGCATGGAGCAGGTGCGCGCCCTGGCCGACCACGCCAGCCCCCAGGTGCGCGCGGCCATCTGGGTGGCCATGCTGACCGGCTGCAGGCGAGGGGAGGTGTGCCAGATCCTGCCCGAGCACATCGGCACGGACACGCTGCGCATTCCTGCGGGCAACACCAAGACGCTGCGATACCGCGAGGTGCCCATCGTGCCGGCGCTGCGCCCGTGGCTGGATCAGCTTCCGCTGGCCATCAGCTTTGAGGGCGTGAAGAGCGGCTTCAGGCGCGCGCGCGAGAAGGCCGGCATGCCGCACGTGCACTTCCACGACCTGCGCCACTCCTGCGCCACCGTGCTGCTGGGCCTGGGGGTGGACCTGCACGTGGTGCGCGAGATCCTGGGCCACACCTCGGTGAAAACCACCGAGCGCTACGCGCACGTGATGACGGCGCCGCAGCGCCAGGCGCTGGAAAAGCTGGGAAATCTTGCTCCGATTTACACCGAGGATTTACACCAGAAAGACAAACGGCCCCGAAGGGCCGCTGTAAGTCGTTGATTTTATTGGTGGGCGGTGCAGGGTTCGAACCTGCGACCCCTGCCGTGTGAACCCAGGTGTCTGCCACCGTCTACGAGGGTAAGTGTCTGTCAGGGAACCCTATTTTCTGGGGGTTTCTGACCAGGATTTACACCGGGATTTACACCGGGGTTTGACACCAGTGCCGCGTAGGCTTGCTGGCAGGCTTGGCCGCTCGTGGCGCGGGCATCCGCTACCGCAGCAAGCTCTCGACCAGCTGCCTCCAGCCGTCCGAGCACGTCGGCAAGCACAGTGGCGGGGCTGGGGGTTGGTGGGCTGCTGGGGGTAGGGGCGGGATCTGCGGGGGTGGGGGCGGGGCAGGCGGCAGTGGCGGCGAGCTCGTCGGCGCGGTGGCGCAGGCCGTCACCAGCAATGCGGCCAGCAGCGCGGGCAGCGTCCAGGGCGCGGGCTTGGGTTTGGGCTTCAAGGGCAATCTCCTGGTGCTTGTGGATCCATGCTTGCTCGATGCTGCGGTAGGCGGCGGCTGCGCTGGCGCTTGCGGCCACGGCCTGGGCGCGGTCTTCGGCGGCCTGGCGGCGCTGGGCTTGGATCTCGGTGCGCAGATCTGCGGCGGTGAGCTGCGCGCGCTGCAGGCGCCAGGTTTGCACGCCGGCCAGGGCCAGCGCCACCAGGATGCAAGCCAGCAGGGCGCGGGTCACGGGCGGCCTTCGCACATGGCGCGCTCGGCGGCGCGGCGCTTGGGCAGGCCGCCGCAGCGGTGGGCGGGGTCGCGGCAGTCGCGGCCCTGGAAGTAGACCCAGCGGTCAAACTCGGCGCAGGCTTGGGCGTGCTGGCCGGCGTTGTGCAGGCGCACCATGGTGCTGCGGCACACGGCATCGGCGCCCACGTTGTAGGCCAGGCTGACCAGGCTGTCGAATTCGCCTTGCGTCAGCGGCGCGGTGACGCAGCGGTGCAGCGCGGTTTCGCCTTTGCGCACTTCGCGCAGGGTGAGGGCCAGGGCCTGGGGTGGGCGGATGGTGTCGCCGATCTGCACGGGCGAGCCGTCAGGCCGCCAGGTGCTGCCGAAGCCGTAGGTGGGCCGGTCTGTGGGCAGCGGGCGGACGGCCTGGTCGGTGTAGCCCTCGTCCTGCGTCAGCGCCACCAGGCCGGCGGCGCTGAGGGTGAGGGCTGCGGCCAGCAGGCGGGGGTGTTTCATGGGGCGGCCAGCACCCAAGACTGCGCGGCCTCGTCCCAGGTGTAGCGCTCGCCGTCAGTGGGGTACGGGATAGGCGCTTCCCAGCGGCAGGTGTCTTCGTCAAGCAGCCAGGACGGGAACGGCTTGGGTGGGATGAAGGCATTGCGCTGGGCGTCAAAGGTGTAGCCCTGGCCCGCGTAGTTCTTGCGGATGTTGCCGTTGTAGGAGGTCTGGACCCAAGTGCCGGCGAACAGGTTGCGGCAGAACTCTGCGCCCCCGGCCTCCTGCTCGACACCGTTCTCGTCCAGCAGTTCGTTGTTGTGGACGACGATGACGCGGAGCACCACGCCTTGGGGGTCGATTTCAGCGAAGTGGGCCATGATGGTCAAAATATGATAGTGCCAGAAGCATTGAACTGGTAGATAGTGCGGCCTGCGTTGGTTGTTACCGTGGGTGACCCTGTGGTTGAAACCGCTGCGCGGGTAGCAGAAATGATGACCACGCCTGATCCGCCGTTGCCCCCTGTTCCCGGATTTCCTTGACCACACCCTCCACCGCCACCACCAGTATTTGCAGTGCCCGGATTACTTGAAGTGTTCGTTGTTCCAGCACCGCCCCCGCCAGTTCCGCCGCTTCCAGGATTTGAGCCAGCGCCACCGCCTCCGCCACCGGCACGTGTTACAGAGGTGCCCGTAATTGACGATGCAGAGCCGTTGCCCCCATTGCCGCCAGAAGTACCAGTGCCATCAGCACCAACAGCCCCAGCTCCGCCACCACCGCCCGCGCCATAGTCTGGACCCGCAGAAGCGCCCGCACCACCGTTATTGCCTTGTGATGGGGATGTTGAGGGCGTATTGCCTGCACCGCCACCGCCGCCACTCCAAAGACCGCCACCACCAGAGCCGCCTGAACCACCACCTTGGTAAGCGGAATTACCCCGCCCAAAACCTCCCCCAGTTGCAGTAATTGCATTGAATACTGAATCTGATCCAGCAGTGCCACTGGATGCCGAAACTCCTGTACCACCACCACCAACAGTTACGGTGTACGAAGTCCCTGCATTGAGTGTTACGGCACTTGCAGTTCTATAGCCACCCGCGCCCCCACCGGCTCCACGCTCATTAGCACCTGTACCGCCGCCAGCGCCGCCACCAGCGATTACTAGGTAGTCAACCAGCACAGGCCCGCGCCCACCAAACATTCCAAACCCACGCGCCGAAGCCGCTCCCCGTGTTCCCAAAACTGGCATGGCCGCGCCTTACTTGAACTGGGTTTGCGCCGCCAGCACGGTAAACGTGGCGCTGGCGGTCTTGATGATGGTGTAGCTGTAAACGTCCACGCCGCTGGCGTTGCCGGCAGTTGGCGCTGATCCACCTTGCCACCTGGTCGTCACGCCCGCGGTTGCGCCGTCTACCTGGACGGTGGTGTTGTAGTAGGGCGTGGCGCCTTGCGTGACCAAGAAGGCCACGGTGAGTGACTCGCCTACGGCCAGCATGGTGTCGAGTGAGTTGCTGCCGTCACCGCGCAGGTTCACCGTCCAGTTGGCCGAGGCGTTGCTGGTGTAGAACAGGACCGACTGCGTTAGCGCGTCATAGTTCACCGTGCCGGTGGCGGCCGTGGCTGAGACGGTGACCAGCTCGCGGGTGGTGTTGAGCTTCTGGTTGTTGACGGCCGGCGCGGTTAAAGTCTTGTTGGTCAGCGTCTGCGTGCCCGCAGTCGTGGCAACGGCTGAGGCGGTGAGGTCCACATCAACCGTCAGCGTTCTGGCGGATGTGCCCCCCGTAGCCGTGAAGCCCGTGGCTTGGTTTGTAATGCCGGTTCCGGCCGGGCCGGGCACGCCTGCCAGCGACAGGTTCCAGTCCGCATAGGTGCCGCTGCCGCCTGTGGCCTGCACGTTCAGCACCAGGCTGGTGCCCGCGTAAGACACCACCTGGCCGAACATGGAATTGGCGGCGTTGGCCTGGCTGACTGCAAGCAGGTAGACGCCGGCTGTGTACTGCTCGCCGCTTTGCGTGGTGAAGGTCTTGTTGCCCGTGCCGATGGCCACCGAGCTGGTAGAGGTGCCGGTAAACGCGCCGGCCAGTGCGGCGGCGGCTGCGGCACTGGCGTCAGCGGCTGCGGCACTGGCGGCTGCGTTACCGGCCTGGGTGGTGGCAATGCCCGCTTGCGTGGTGGCGATGCCGGCCTGGGTGGTGGCCGTGGTGGCTGCCGTGGTGGCCGTGCTTTCCTTGGTGTTGACGTTGGTTTCCAGCGTGTTGGCCTGCGTGATCACCGCGTTCATCTGGGTGACGAACGTGGGCATTCCGGCCGTCAGCAGGGCGTCGGCGCGCGTCTCGAAATTGGCGGGGTCGTCAATGCTGGGGGGCGTACCCAGGCTGCTGAGGGTTTGGGTGATGGGCATCAGATTCCTTCGGCTTCGATGTTGATGAGCGCGTGGTTTTGATACTCCACCGCCACGGTCATGCGTTTGAAGATGCCCACCAGGCTCATGGAGTCGAAGTAGGCGTCCTGGCCTTGTGTGACGCCGAGGAAGGCCAGCGGGCGGCCGGCGTAGTC